TAATGTACAACAATGTTTATGTGCCACAAACACGGTTAGAAACACGAATTGAATACAAGCTAAAAAGAGATACCTTAAGACTAATCAAAAAAGTTGAAGTACAAAAGGCAAAAGCAGCTAAAAGAACTTGTTGGCAGTGTTTTCTAATTGCTATACTCGGTTTAGGTTTGTTGGTGCTTGTCCTTTTTAAATTAGTACAAAAATACTTATGACAAATAAAAGGTATAGACTAACGCCAGATGAAGCAGAAATATTATTTAGATACAGAGGACTAAAAGAAGCTTCAAAAGAAGCCGGAGTAGATGTTGAAAGTGTCAAGCACGGATGGCTAAAAACCAAACAAGCAAGTTTATTTTTTAAGAACCCATTACATAAAGACGAAGCAGGAAACAAGCTTGAAGAATTAAGCAAAAAACTTGTAGAAGACTTAAAAGAGTTTGCACCAAAGTTTCCAAAGTTAGTGCGACAAGAAAAGAACAAAGAGTATTTACTTGTAATTGACCCAGCGGATATTCACATCGGAAAACTTGCAGATAGCTTTGAAACAGGCGAAGACTATAACAACCAAATAGCCGTTAAACGAGTAAAAGACGGAGTACAAGGAATCTTAAATAAAGCAAAAGGTTTTCCAATAGAAAAAATTTTATTTATAGGTGGTAACGATATTCTTCACATAGACACACCAATAAGAAACACAACTGGTGGCACACCACAAGATACCGATGGAATGTGGTATAGTAACTTCTTAATAGCTAAACAACTTTATGTAGATATTCTTATGCAACTCATCGCAGTAGCAAACGTTCATTTTACATTCAATCCAAGTAACCACGACTATCAAACAGGTTTTTTTTTAGCAGATGTTATAAAGACGTATTTTAGAAACTGCGACAATATAAGCTTCGATTGTTCAATTGCACATAGAAAGGGTTATAAATACGGAAAGAACTTAATAGGAACTACACACGGAGACGGTGCTAAACACCAAGACTTGCCTTTACTTATGGCACAAGAATTTCCGATTGAATGGTCTGAAACACGATACAGATACGTTTACACGCACCACGTACACCACAAAACAAGTAAAGACTACATCGGAGTAACCGTTGAAAGTTTACGTTCTCCAAGTGGAACGGACTCTTGGCATCATAAAAAAGGATATCAACACGCACCGAAAGCAGTTGAAGGTTTTCTACACCACAAAGAAAACGGACAAGTAGCCAGATTAACACATTTATTTTAATTACATAACTTGTTGTTTTATAGCACGTTATAAATAATTGTAATTTTTTTTGTTAAAAAGTTTCATAAAATTGTTAATTAATAGGAAAAGATTATTATATTTGTATATACAAATTAATTAATACACAAAAAAATGAAAAATTTAATCGGACAAACAGTAAAAGACATCAAAGTAAATGATTGGAAAACAATAGTAACTTTTGTGTCTGGTTGCAAGTTGGTAACATTATCGAGAGATGGAGGCGGTCAAACTCAATACTTTGTAGATATAGACGGCAACATAATAGACCTTTAAAACATAACAAAAAAACATAAAAAAACACTTATGAAAACACGAATGGAAAAATTACAAATTTTAGTAGGACTTGAAGAAGGCATACAATCTTTTAAAGACCGAATAGAACTAAAGCACGATAGTATTAATGGTTGTGGTGGTTACGATAGAGCAACTCGTGATAAATGGACAGACGATATACATACATACAAGCTATGTATTGAACGATTAGAACAACGATTTAACAAAGTAAGAAAAACACTTAAATAAATAGATTATGAACAAGCAAGAAAGAAAAGAAGCAAAAAAAGAATTACTTACAGGATTCGTGTTTTTGTGGACAGTATGGATAGGTTATTATTTAGTTATGAAAATTATAACGCTATGAGTTACGAAATACAAATTGACTTTAGAGACGATGAAGTAGTAAACTTTACAATTAACGATGTGCCTTGCCAAGTAGAAATAGAAGTTGAAATAGGCACGGAACAATACCCAGTAAGTTACAACACTTTTACAGACAATATAACATATGCAGAAAGCGACACAATTTATTACCACGTTAAGTGCAAAACTTTGCTTTGTGCTGGTGTAATTTACTACGATGACAACGACATATGTACTGCTTTAGAACAACAACTGAACGTAATATGAAAAACAACATACGAATAACATATACAACGCATAAAATAGGCGAAAGTAAAAGTGCCAAGCGTGAAGTAATAAATGTACATAGTGGTGTTTTAGGTCACAAAAACGAACCTTATTACGCAACAGAAGCTGAAATGCTATCCTGTGCAATATACAAGTACGAAACACTAAGTAAACACGAACAAATAATTTATAATAAAAACAAAAACAAATGAGTATAAACAATTCTATTTTCGACCATTATCGAAAACAACAACAGAAAATAAAAGAAGCAAAGCAGCTACTTGAAGAAAACGGATTTACCGTAAACAGTAAAGATATTGCACAAGAAATACAACGCTTGAAAATGCAATTAACAGGATTTATTGATAAAGACATACAAACAAATAAAGACATTTACAGACTTCAAAGAATCTTAAATAATCAAAAAAAATGATGACAACAGAAGCACTTAAATTGGAGTTTTGGGATAATTTCAACGAAGAACTATACTGCAATTACTTAATACAAAAAGACGAACATATGAACACTTATAAAATACTATACAAATATTACAAAGGCAGCGACACAAGTGCTGAAATGTGCCACGCAATTAAATACGTTCAAGCAGACGATTGGCAAGAAGCAATTAAAGCTTTTGGCTTATGGGAAAAGTTGATTATAAACATCGAAAAAGTATGAAGAAATTGTTTGAATATATTTACACGCTTATAATCAGTTGGCTTTATGGAGGACTTAATTAAAAAAGTTAAACATCACATACGAAAAGACGGACTAAAATCTAAATGTAGAAAGCCATACTATACGCATCGAAGAATGTACCTGTTTAATCTTTTAAGAAACGCTGGTGTAACGTATAGCCGTATAGCTGAATTATTCGATTTAAACCACGCTACGATCATACACGGTATAAAACGCTATGAGAATCTTAAACAAACACGAGATGCGTTCTTATTGCTTGACATAGCAGATTACGATGGCAAGTTTAAACTACATAAACACGAATACAATTTGAAACGTGATATTTTAAAAGCTACTACAATAAGAGATTTAGAAATTATAAAAGGAAGAACAGAAAAAGAACTTTATAAAGAATTAATTTAATATATTTGTAAACTGGTGGGACAATCAAGATTTTTTTTAAGTGTTACGTTAGTAGGGGAATCCCACCTCCCCGAAAGCGTGGCACGCCAATATTAAGCTTATGAAAATATTAGAAGAAGCACACAAGATCTTGTATGAAAGATCTGAAGAAAAATCAAGAATGTA